TTCTATGGTGGAGCGGAACGAAAAAGGGAAACAGGCCCGGCAGTATTTTATTGAATGTGAGCGCCGGGCAAAAGACCCGATTGCTTTCCTGAATGATCCCTCTCACCTTCGTGGCCTCCTTCTCACATATTCCGAAAAAGTGACAGCTCTCGAACTCGAAAACAAAGCCATGGCCCCAAAGGCCCTGTTTGCCGATGCAGTTACCGCCTCCGATACCTCAATCCTTGTGGGCGAAATGGCAAAGATTCTCCGGCAAAATGGTATCCAGACCGGGCAGAACCGCTTTTTCGAATGGCTCCGGGATAGCGGATACCTCATCCGTCGGTATGGTGTGGACTTCAACATGCCCACCCAGAAGTCAATGGAGCTTGAAATTTTCGAAATTAAGGAAAGAACCGTAGTTGATGGCAATGGATGCCCCAGGATCACCAAAACGCCGAAAATAAACGGCAAGGGGCAGTCATATTTTATCAACAAATTTCTTTCCGAGGATGTGACTGCATAAAATGAATTTTTCATATTGTGACAATAACCCACCCACAAAGCAACTGGAAGGCCGAAATGAATAGGGAAACGACCACAGCACACATCGGAACCTGGCAATTCTTCTCATCCTGTATAGAGATTTTTAAACCCCTGTCCTCGACCGGAGGCAAGGGATACCTGTCAAAGCTTTTCAACGTTTCCACCCGACAGATAGAGCGATGGTCCTGCGATCCTGATTTCTCAGAAAGCGCACAGCGCAACCCCATGGACAAATATGAAATAGCCCTGAAGCGCCTTGTTGAACTCGGGCGCAAGGACATGGCTATCGGCGCCGTCAACCGGCAGGCTGAAATAATAGGCTGTGTTCTGACTTGTGCCTCGGTTGAGCCGGATAAATCAAGTGTTTCCGACGAGCTTCTGGACGATCTTCCGGCAGTATCTACGCTCCACAGTTCTATCCGGGAAAAACGTGACGTCCAGGAGGTCCGGGAAAACTTGACCCGGGCCCTGGATGAGATCCGACAGAGTTATGAAATTTACGTTAGGCAAATATGAAACCAAGCTCCCCCGTTCCGGGACAACAATGCTGAATAGCGACAACAAGGGCGGAGTGACTGCTATAGTGGCAAGGCAAGATAGAAGTTAAACATTAATTTTAAGAAGGGCGTGGTCAACTGTGGTGGCTGAACACGCCCAAAAGGAGAACAAATTATGAGTTTGGAAGAAAAAAATCACATTGATGAACTATCAGACAAAATCTTACACAACATGCTCGGTATATGCTCTGAATGCAAGAACACAGATGTCATGGAAAAGGTTTTGAGTCTGAACGTGGCCGGCGCTGTCGCAATATTGAGGGGATTAAAAGGAGATGAGTTTATAAAGGACTTTTTAACGTCTGCAATTAAGGATACCGCCAACAGAATCAGCGTAGAGAAAGCTATTTTAAATTAAAATAAGTCGATCAACCCTCGAAGGAGAACAAACGATGAAAAACACGCTTTTATCACGCATCAGAAAGTCTTTTATCGGTATGGAAAGACGACTTTTAACCAATATCTATGCAGCCATAGCCATATCAGGCATCGTTTTGACGATGTGTGAGGCCCCTGATGAGAAAGCACAGTTAATCCTGGCAACCATAGGCATTATGATGGCCTGTGTCGGGGGGTATTTTTTATGTGCCATCAACCGGCAACCCGATTCTAAAAAATGAAACTCTTCCCGCCCAACGCGGCGTTTCATATCTACCTCCCGGCTGTCCCTGGGCAGTCCTTACCGCCCACCTGACACAAGGTGCCGAAAGGCAGCGGGGCACCAGGTAACTTTAAAATAAAGGAGATGACCATGTATTCATTTTTTCCGAAAGAAATCCCAGAGCTTGAATGTTTTTACGAAATTATCCCAGGCCAGGAACAGACTTTTGAAGATCCCGGCTTTGAACCTGAAATAGAATGGGGAGAGATTGAATTTAATTGCGTCCAGGTTAGCGACGAAACCCACCATTATTTCATCTGCCGGTCCGGCGAGAAATGGGAACGGGAAATCATAAACGGCTTGAAGGCACGAAGGAGGGCAGCATGAAAGACGAAACCTGCAAGACCTGCCAGCACAAATCAGGGTCGTACTGCCCGAAAATCAAAGAGGCAATCACGGATCAGGATTGGTGCGGAAATTACCGGTTCAAACGCGCCGGATATATCATTGACCGCTATTTTCAGGAACAGCGGATAGCACGGGCCAACAATATGTTTAGGGGAATGGCATGACACCTCCCAGGCCAGCACAAATGACAGAAGCTGAATACAGGGCATATCCTGCCCTCAATTCATCAAGTCTGTCAGCATTTTATAATAAAGGCATCTATTCCCCGGACCACGCCCTGATGACTGTTGAATTCAAATCCTATTTTGAATACGGCCACCAGCTTGAAACGATGATCCGGGATGCTGTTAAGGGGACCGATACTTTTCATGACCGGTTTTATATCACTGAGCTGGAAGGCAAGATGCCGGATGAAATGATAGGTTGGATTGATAACAAAGAAGACCTTTCCGAAAAGTATGTTTACACCCAGAAAGGCGATCTTTCAGGAACATACAAAACCCGCCACACCTTCCTTGACGAAGCCATGAAAAACCCCGGCAAAATCCCGGTATCAAAATCAGACGGCGAGCTTTTAAAACGCCATACCGATAACATGATCAGAATGGAATATTTAGGGGCCACGGTTGGCGATATACTAGCAAAAGCAGAGTGGCAGGTGCCGATCATCTTCCGGGATTATGACGACCTGGAAAAAAAGGCCCTGGTGGACTGCCTGCTTGATCTCGGTGACGAGTATTTGCTTGGAGATATTAAGAGCACGGCGTCTTTTCAAAAATTTGCATACATGATCAGGGATAAACAATGGGTCCAAGACATCCATTATACCCAGGCCATTAATGTGGCCCGGGGGATGTGTACCGGCATGGTTTTCTTTGTAGCCTCAAAAGAGGCCCCTTTTCTTTGCCAACCAATCACGATTGATTACGGCGGAACCGAGTTTAAAGCCGCCGTCCTGGAAGAATATTTTGATCTTTGCCGGGCATACAAAGAATGGTCAGACAACGGGCGGCATCCACGGGGATACCTGCCCCAGACAATCATTAAACGATACCCAAAAATTTAGGAGGATGGAGAATGACAAACGATGTCCAGGTAATCAATTCAACAGAATTGATGCCATCAAACAATGAAGGAATTTTCCTTGATTTACAGCTTTTCGAACACGGCCAGAGGGTGGCTAAAATGCTTGCGGCATCCACCATGGTTCCAGAACAATTCCGGGGCAATGTTGGAAACTGCATGATAGCCCTTAATTTTTCGTCCAGGACAAGGCTTGACCCGTTCATGGTCATGCAAAAAATGTATGTTATCTCTGGCAGGCCAGGAATAGAAGGGCAGCTTGCCATAGCCCTGATTAATAATTCTGGTAGATTTTCGCCTCTCCAATTCAGGTTGACCGGTACAGGAAAAACAAGGCAATGCACCGCTTTCGCCAAAGACAAAAAAACAGGAGAGACTTGTGAACAGACCGTTACATGGGACATGGTTGAAAAAGAAGGCTGGAATAAAAAACCAGGCTCAAAATGGAACACCATGCCAGACCTCATGTTTCAATATAGGTCGGCTGCTTTTTTTGGCCGGATTTACTGCCCGGAAGCACTTTTAGGGATGATGACCAAAGAAGAGCTTTACGACATTGAGCCGGTCAAACAAGCCCATCCTGTTTATAATCTTGCAGATAAATTAAAAAACCTCTCTGAACTAATTAAAGAAGATGAAGCCCCCGCCCAGGAAGAAAACCCTCTTTTCAAAACCCCAGAATATCAAAAATGGGTTGAGACAAAAGAAATGTTCCCGGACATCGTAACCGGATGGCAGGAGCCCATCAATACGACTCAGTGTATCGATGCCGTGAAGGAAGTCAATAAAATCGTTGATCAGCAAGCATAGGGGGAAACATGGATTACGATTGCGATAAGTGCGTCCACTGCGATGATGAAGATGTTTGCCAATTATGCAGTGTTTTTTCAGGTGGAGAATGCTCATGTCATATAAATCCGCCGTGTTCTTTTTGTGTAGAAAATTTATATGAGGAGGCTATTTAATGGAAGCATTGAAAATAGAAATTAAGCCGATTGAAAAAGCCCTGGCACTGTTTGATGTCAAAGAGGCCGTTTTCGCAGACATTGAATCGTTTAAGGCCCTGCAAATTATCGACACCAAAACCGAAACGGATGTCAGAAAAGCCCGGATGTCCGTCCGTGACCTGCGGTATAAAATCCAGAACAACCAGAAAGAAATTAACTCTGACCTGAATCAAAAGAAAAAAGATGTAAAGGAATATGCCGAACTCCTGATATCCAGGATAGAGCCTGTTGAAAATGACCTTGACGGAAAAATCAAAGCCGTTGAACAGATCAGGGAAGAAAAGCGGCTTGAAAAAGAACGGATCGAAAAGGCCCGGATTGACCAGATTGATTTGAATTGTGGGTATCTTGAACGGGTCTGCATCAATGGTCTATCCTACAACCTCACCTCTGATAAAATTTTTGAGTGTCTTACTGTCCTGAATGAATATCCCGTAACAAAACAGACCTTTCAGGAGCGTTATGAGTGGGCAGAAGGCCGGATATTGAAAGGGATAGAAGATACAAACGCAGCATATCAGGCCCGGCTGAAATACGAAACTGACCAGGAAGAACAGGCAAAAACCAGAGCTGCCCAGGTGGCTGAAGCAAAGAAGCTTGCTGATGACCGAGCCAAGTTTGAAGCCGAACAGGCAGCGGCCAGAGCTGAATCTGATAGAAAAGCAGCGGAAGAAGCAGAAAAAATCAGACTTGCAAATGAAAAACTTGAGGCCGACCGGGAAGCGATCAGGAAACAAGAGGCTGAAATAGAGGCCCGGAAAAAGGAACAAGAGGTCCAGGAAAGAAAAGAAAGAGAGCGCATTCTAGTTGTGAATGAACACTTTGTTACCCCTCCCATCATGATTGAAAATTGCGAATCTGCCGAAGCTCTGCATGAATATTATGAAGTATTGAAAGACTTAGATATTGATCAAGAGCTTTTTAAGGAAAGAGCCTCAGAATTCAAAGAATTTTTGGGGAAAAATATCATATCAATAAGAGATATGTTGGTCCCGTTCGCAATCGAAGAAAACAAGGTTTTCGACTGCGCCCGGAAAGAAAAGCTCAGGGCCGACGCCGAACGGGCAAATCTGATATCCGCTGATATAGAAAAGCTTAACCAGGCCTATGATCATGTTTTTAAATGCTGGTCTAAAATGGTGCCGGTTAAAAACTTTGATACCCTGGAAGGCGAGGTTGCTTTCAACCAATTCAAAACAGGTATTGGGGATCTGCTTTCATCATTTCAAACCGTCATTGCAGAGATTGCATAAATGCCCCCGATAATCTTGAAAAGAATAGGTTTCGGCTATTTCAAGGCCGTGTCAGATGATGATTGTCAAAGGTCTCTGGCATGGCCCACAGACCAGCTTTTAGAGGCCAAAATAAAAGGGTCTAAGAAGGAACGGGCGTACCGTGAATTGTGCTGCTATAAGGGGTCATGCAAGTACATTGCAGACATGAATTTTTCCAAGGAAATGGATACCCCTGAGAAAGTAAATGTTCTGACCAAAATCCGGTGCGGTTTTGTCTCTGATGTGATTCATGATTCAAAGCTCGGGCAGGTCCATTTCATTCCTAAAAGCCTTTCTTATGCAGATTGCGATCAGGCCGAAAGCCATGAATATATTTCCAAGGCCCTGGATAAACATTCCGAGCTTGTTGGGCTTTCCACGGATGAATATGTCAGATTATTGGATGATCAGAAATGACAGATTTCCTAAATATAGACGGCTCAACAAGCAATTTCTTTGCTTATGCAACCGTTTCAAAAACCATGCGGCCATATGATAATGGAACGGCAAAATACCGGGCCATTGCGAGCATGCTTGTAGGGCAAAAAAGGCTCGTTAAAATCAGACATTACAAAGGGGCCGACGGATCAACCAGGCGGACTATTGAGGTTGAGATATGAAATTAAAAGGGCTCTTTTTCCCTGATAATCTCATGTCAATTTTCGGATATGTAAGGTTCAACCCGCAGCCCAAAAGAAAGCGTATCGCATTAAAGAGAAATTCTGCTGAGTGGAAAAGATTGGTTATGAAAGTTTTTATCAGAGACGGCTTTAAATGCTACAACTGCAAAAATACTTTTGCTTATGAATTTTTATCGCCATGCCATATAAAAAGTGTTGGCTCTGGTGGGGATGATGTAGCAGAAAATTTAAGAACCGGCTGTAAATTTTGTCACCATAAAGAGCATAACGGAGAATTTTTTAAATAATGGTCTACCTTCCACCAGACTACAAAAACCTGTTTCCGGCTATCAAGCAGCACAAATTTAATGCAAAGCCTGTTGTGATTGACGGTATCTTTTTCCCGTCAACCAAAGAGGGCAGGCGATACCGGGAATTGAAGCTTCAAGAAAATTGTGGGTTGATATCTGAGCTTAAATTACAGCCTGAATTTATTCTCCAAGACAAATTTGAGCACAATGGTGAAAAGATCAGGGCCATAAAATACCGGGCTGATTTCCAATATAAAAAAAACGGTGACTTAGTCATCGAAGATACAAAAGGGAAGCGTACCGATGAATATAAACTCAAGAAAAAGATGTTTTTAAAACGGTATCCGGATCTTGACATCTATGAAACTTAAATTCCTTCTCCTTACCTCACCCGGCTTTGCGGGCTCTGATCACCTGGAATCAGCCAATGTGCTCATGTTTAATGAGTCTTCCAGGAAAAAAGAACCATTTAATGATTGACTAAGAAGGGCCTCAACTGAATGCAGAAAATAAAAGGTGGGTATGTTTTACAACCAAGGGTTTTCGATGGATCAGAGGCGTCAAGAATGTCACCTGTCACAAGAGAGCTTTGGTTTTATCTTTTGAGAAACGTAAATCATTCAGATTGTGGACAATTCAAGAGAGGTCAAAATTTCTTTCAATTCTCTGAAATTCAAGAAGGCCTCCATTGGTACGTCGGATATCGAAAAATGATGTATTCAAAACCACAAATTACGAAGGCTCTACGAAGGTTATGCGAAGGAAACATGACGGCAACGGCGAAGGCAACAAGAGGGATACTTATAACTGTTTGTAATTATGAGTTTTATCAAGACCCACAAAACTACGAAGGCAACGGCGAAGGATCAACGAAGGATCAACGAAGGAATTTAGAGGGTCACACTATAAACAAGAATGAGAAGAATGAGAAGAATGATAATAAAAAAGAAAAAGATAAAAAGAAAAAATCTTTTTCACCTCCCTCCCTCGATGAAGTCAAAATATATTTTTCTGAAAATGGATATTCCGAATACTCAGCAATCAAAGCCTTTAATTATTATTCAACAGCAGACTGGAAGGACGCCAGAGGCAACCAGGTTAAAAACTGGAAACAAAAAATGATTTCAGTCTGGTTCAAAGAAGAAAATAAAAAAATAAACGGCAAAGACACCCACAACAATTTCAAGGAGAAAAAATATGAATGCACTCCCGATGAAGAAATCTCTTGGATGCGTAATTAAAACCTGTGAACAGCACGGTGATTATAACGCTGAATCCTATGAGGGTTTTGGTGGAAGAAGGATTTTATATTCAACCTGCCCTGAGTGTGAAAAAGAATATCAGGCTCAGAAAAAGGCAGAGGAAGAGTCCCGGAAGCTTTCACAGGAAACAGCAAAGCTGAGATGGGCCGGTATTTCTCAGAGATTCATAAATGTTAATTTTTCAGGGTTTGAAATGGTTTGCAGAGAGGCCACGGCAAATCTTAAGAAAATAAAAACTTACTGTGAAAAATTTCCAGAGATCAAGTCAAACGGATCTTCCGTCATCATGTGCGGTATGCCAGGGACCGGAAAAACCCATCTTGCAAGTGCTCTTGTTATTTCCCTGATAAAAGCCGGGCATGATTGTAAATACACGACTTCTTACAAAATAATGGCACGGCTTAAAGCAACATATGACCGCAACAATGCCAAGGAAACGGAAAAAGAAGTCATATCAGAGCTTGCCGGGTGCGCCCTTCTGGTGATTGATGAGGTGGGGGTTCAGTTCGGATCTGAAACGGAAAAGATTCTTTTTTATCAAATAATCAACGGCAGGTATGACAATGTCCTTCCTACGGTGTTGATATCAAACCTGACCGCAGATGAGCTTAAAAAATTTATTGGGGAAAGGTGCTTTGACCGGCTGCGGGAAGGCGGAGGGGCAGTGCTCTCTTTTGGATGGGACAGTTATCGAAAATAATGGAGGTTTAATAAATGCCAAAAATCAAAAATAACCAGGTAAAACATAGCCAGATTTTAACGTGCAGCACAGACCGGCTACCTCAGTATGTCGGAATGTCTAAAAAAGGAAAATATGAGGCAAAAAACGATTATGCCAAACCGTCTTTTATCGAATTACCGGAATCACCTGGTGATATTCAGGCATTTGTCGAAAAAATAGCCGGAGAGAACGATGCTATGCGAGACCGGATCATGGATCTTGAAATGTGCCTGGCGTGGTATGCCTCTCCGGAAAATTGGCGGCGGTTTTACGTCCAGAGCGACAAGGGCGACCGGGCAAGGGCAATACTGAACGCAGGGAGGGAATTGTTTTGAAAGAGCGCACTATTTTTTACATCATGACAGAATGCGGATGCCGAATCACTGAAGACGGCCTTGTCCGGAAAAGTGCTGATAAACGAATAAAGATTTGTAAAGAGCATGGAACAACCATCGACCACCGGGAAAGAACTTGCATGGAATGCGGCAAAGTTTTCGAGCAGTCAAAATCCGACCAGATGAGCGATTTCTGCCAGAAATGCAGGGAAAAACACCTCAAGCAAAAAATGAGTGATTGTCAGGCCGCACTCAGGTCGGAAGCCAAGGAACAGCTCTTAGAAATGACCGCCGGAAACCCTCAAAAAGTCTGGTACGTCTGCGAGCCATGCGGATGCCGTGTCGAGCAGTCTGGCATGACCAAAATAAAATCAGGTCCGGATTTCGTGTTTCGGTGTGGTGAGCATTTATCCAAAGTCAACCATCGGGAAGCGACCTGCCAATGGCCTGGATGTACTGAGATTTTCCACCAGTCAAAAAGCGGATATGTATCTAAGTTCTGCCCGGAGCATCGGATGAAAAATGCTGTCCAGGTGGCCCAGGAATATCGGGAGAATCATTCTGACACCATCACTATCAGGGGCATGACCAAGGGCAATCCAGGATGTAAAGAGTTCCATTCTTTTTGCGGCGGAAAATGTGTCCTGAATATGTTCCCTGGGTTTGAGTGCAAGATTTTTCCCGGGTTTGGGTTAAAAAAACAGGAGGAAGGGGTGAAGGCGGCATGATGGAATTAACCTCCCGGGTATCCTGCAAAAAACTCGGTGCCGACATCCCAGCGACAACCTGTATTTCCAGACAGCAAATCATTGCCGACAAAGCGGCTGGCCACCATCGTGCAGGGCAGAACCTGAGCCTTGAGGGGTGTATCGGCTGTGAGACCGGTTTAAAACTTTTTAAAGAGAGGGGAAAAATGGAAACTGAAAAATTGCCGAATATGAAAAGATGCTCACGGAAAACGTGCCTGAAACGATATCCTGCCACATCGAAATATTTCGGATCGAGCAAGTCTTCGCCGGATGGGTTGGATTTTTATTGCATAGAACGCAGGTCAGCCGTGGCGAAAGACGCCTATCGGAAAAAGAAACAGAACCAGGCTCCGGCCGAACCTATCGACGATGTTTATCCGGAATTTGTGGAAAAACGGGAAGAAAAACAGGATCCGGGCCACCAACCAGAACCACGGGAGAATGTTGTTCAAGAAGTCCAAGAGCAAGAATGTATCCAGTGCCATAAAATGCTTGCCTTGACCGCCGAGAATTTCCGGAAGGACATCACCAGGGCCAAGGGGTTCAAGCTGATCTGCAAGCCCTGCAACAGAGTGAGGGATAGGGAGATAACTGCAGTCCGAATACCTGGGACAAAAAAGCTTTCAAAAAACTGCATTGTCCTGGATTTCGGTAATGATCTTGCACTTCTGGAAAAGGTCAAGCTGGTGGCAAAAAAAGAGCGCCGGTCGGCTTGTCTGGATCAGCAGATTCTTTGTCTGTTGGAGGGGTGTTTTTGATGGCCGATACATTCATAATCCAAAAATCATGCGGGGAGTGCGCCAACATCGGAACAAGCTTTTGCCGAAGGCCGGATGAGTGCGTGAGCCGAGGTTATAAGGATTTTGTTGACCCGCACACCTTGACGGAGAAGTTCTGCCCGGTATGCGGTGAGAGGTGGCGGCGGCCGTTCTCAAAGAAATACTCCCCGGAATATCGGGTCGTGTCGTTGGTTTGTCCGGGCTGCGGAAATAAGAAGTTCCTGCACATCGAGGTCAAAAACAAGACCTGACCCGAAAACAGACAGGCTTGTTTTATCGAAAGCAAGACAGGAATGTCTTGCCGTTTTTTTATTTTAACCGAGAATGGGCATTATGAGGACAGGTAGACCAACAGAGTATCATAAAAAATATGCAGAGATGGCAGAGGTGGCTTGCAGGGAAGGCGGGTTCACAGATCTGAAGCTCGCTAAACTTTTCGGGGTTTCGAAGGCCACAATTAACGTCTGGAAGCGGAAACACCCTGATTTTATAGACTCCATGAAAAAGGGGAAGGATGATTTTGACTCTGATAGGATTGAAAAAAGTCTTGCAAAACGGGCAACTGGTTATTCTTATACCGAGATAGAAAAAAAACGGCTTCCTGAAAAAGACGAAAACGGCAATATCACAGGGTATAAGCTTAAGGTCACAAAGACCGTGAAAAAAGATGTCCCGCCAGACACCGGGGCTTGTGGCATCTGGCTATTCAATCGCAGACACCCACGCTGGCAGCACAAACAGAATGCCAATGGACAAAACGACGGAACCCCGCCACAACCCATAAAAGTGGAGATCATCGCAGTTGATGGCCGAAGAACAGAAGATCAAACAAGTTGAGGCCATCATCCCACAGGCCAATTTTCTGGCAATGCCTCAGAAGTTCCGGGCCTTTGTCGCCGGTTATGGCTCTGGGAAAACTTTCACAGGCTGCATGGGGATGTGCCAGCATTTTTTTGAATGGCCGCTCATCAATCAAGGTTATTTCGCCCCAACATATCCGCACATCCGGGATATTTTTTACCCTACCATTGAGGAAGTCGCATTTTTGATGGGTATGATGGTTGATATCAAAGAAGGGAACAAAGAGGTCCATTTTTACCTCGGAGGCCAATACCGTGGGACTACTAAATGCAGGTCAATGGAAAGGCCTGGTTCCATTATAGGTTTCAAAATCGGACATGCCCTGGTTGATGAGATGGACATCTTAGAAATCCACCGGGCAAAAACAGCATGGCAGAAAATCATTGCCCGTATGAGGTATCAGGTCCCAGGCTTAAAAAATGGAATCGATGTTACCACCACCCCAGAGGGGTTCAAATATGTTTATCAGCTTTTCAAGAAAAATCCATCCGAGAATCCGGATCTTCTAAAAAATTACGGGCTCATCCAGGCCAGCACATATGACAACGAGAAGAATCTGCCGGCCGATTATATTCCATCCCTGATTGAGGCATATCCTTCCGCTTTGATAGATGCCTATGTAAACGGCCAGTTTGTTAACCTGACATCCGGGACTGTTTACCGGAGCTATGACCGGATTAAACACAACAGCGAGGAAATGATCCAGGAGAAAGAACCCCTTTATATCGGCATGGACTTCAACGTCCAGCACATGGCAGCAACGGTATATGTGAAGCGGAAAGAAAAAGAATGGCATGCCGTGGCAGAGCTGAAAGAAGTCTTTGATACCCCTGATATGATCAAAATTATTAAAGAACGCTGGCAGGCCAAGAACCATTCAATCACAATCTATCCGGACGCATCAGGGGACAGCCGAAAGTCATTAAATGCCAGCGAATCAGACCTATCGCTTTTGAGACAGGCCCGGTTTGCCGTCAAGAATCACGCGTCAAACCCAACCGTCAAAAATAGGGTGCTTGCCACGAATAAAGCATTTGAATCCGGGCTTCTGTTCGTGAACCATCGAGAATGCCCGACCGTGGCCGCCTGTTTCGAACAGCAAGCATATGATAAAAACGGTGAGCCTGACAAGACATCCGGATTCGATCATCAAAACGATGCCAGCACGTATCCGATAGCATACGAAATGCCAATCAAAGATAAAATTTTCCATTTCAAGAGGTAACCCATGGCCATAAAAAAACAAATCGTTGAATCAACCGCCTTCAAGGCCCAAAAGCCAAACTATGTGATTTGGGAAGATTTCTGTGCAGGCGGTGCCCAGGTGGAAGGCAAAAAGGCATATCTCCCTCAGCACCCGTTTGAATCCGACACCCAATATAAAATCAGACAGGCCCTGGCCACATATAAAAACCACGCCAAACCGATTGTTTCCGTCTTCACGTCGGCCATCTGGCGGAAGAAGCCAAACCGGGATACCCTGCCGGAAGATTTGAAGGCCTATGATACCAACGTTGATCTTTTCGGTACAGGCGCTGATATGTTTTTCCGAAACGTCAATCAAAAGGCGGCCGAAGTCGGTATCTGGTTTATCCTGGTTGATTCAAACAAGGCTCCCGATGGTGTGGAGGTGAAAACCAAGAAGGATTCTAAAGACTTCAATATCCGGCCTTTTTTTGTGGCCATCCCGGCACTGTCGGTCGTGGCCTGGGGATTCGATGATGACGGCCTGAATTTCCTTGTAATCGAAGAAAACTCCGAGAAAGTGATTGACCCATTTTCCGATCCGGTTAAAGAAAGGTTTTTTAAAGTCTGGTATCGTGACCGGTGGGATCGG